GTCGCGCAGCAGCGAGAGCAGTTTGTCGGTGCGCTGGTAGCCCATGAGCCGCGCGGCGTCGTCGCCGGTCTGCGGGTTACCGATCGCATTGATCGGCACGTTGTTCTCGGCGCCGAGCCGCTTAATCCGCTCGACAGCGTTTTCGTGCAGGTGCGCGTTCAGCGCCTCGATCTGCGACGTCTCGTCGGTGATCGCGTTCTGCACCGTAATGTGACCGATAATCAGATCGGTGTGAGCGTCGTCGGTGTTGGTCTCAACCTTGAATACGCGCCCGACGGTGCGCCCGACGAGCGTCGAGCCGAAGCCGCCCGATGACGTGTCGCCGACGTAGAGCGCGTCGATATTCCAATCGACATTGGCGCCGTTTTGCACGAGCTGAATACCGAACTGGCCCGTTCTGCCATCGACGTCGAAAGCGACGAATTGTTCGAAGAGGATCGAGCCGGCTCCCCATGCCCGCACCGACAGTAAACCCGGGGTGCCATAACGCATCTCCCAGAGGTCGGAGGTGCCGGTCGTGTGGAATCGGAAGATGACCGTCGAGTCAGGCGAGCCGGAATCGGGGAAACTCATCAGGGCCCGCACCTGAGTGCGTCCCGTGACCGTGTAGGGAGCCACCGGGCCGTACCACGCGCTGCCGGCGATTTTCGGAAGTGGCGCCGAGGCTGCGAACACGCTGGACGCGGCGAAGTCCGGGCCGCCGAGGTACCAGCCCAGAGGCGAGCCGCCGGTCAGCCCGGACGCGATCGACGTCGCGTTCTCCCCGTCCTCGGCCGGCCAATAGGCGACCATGTCGGACAGGGCGAGGGCTGCGCGGCGAAACGAGCTGATCACCGGTGTCTCGCGCCGGCCGAGTCGACGCAGCACGCCCGACGCCGACAGGTCGACCATGGCGTTGTTGCCGAGGTTGCCCCAGCTGGGCTCGAAGCCATCGGCGAAGCCCCACCACAACGTCTCAGCACCGGTGCCCAGGTCGACACGGACCCGCACGGGCGTGTTTTTGCGCACGTTGGGCCAGTTGCGCGACTGGATGCCCTGCGAGTAGTCGCCGAGCTCGTTATTCAGCCGCATCTTGCAGTTAGCTGGCTGCGTGTCCGACGCCTCGTCAGCGGCACCGACGAACACGTCGATCATTTCGCCGCCGCCGTAGAAGACGTCGCCGGTGATGTCCGACCATGACCACGTGTCGGGGTCGGCGGTCAGATCGGCGCCCCACGCGACCTCGACAATGATCCGGGCATCGGGGCCCAGCGCGTCAAGGAAGGGCACCCCCGGGCGCGAGGCGCCCCGTGACGGGCCCAGAGGACCGGCCAGGTGCCGCGGGGCACGACGGTCCCAGCCGGCCGCGAGAGCGGCGGTGTGGCGCACCGACTACTCGTCCCAGCAGACCCAGCAGCGCATATCCGCGGCCGTGGTGGGTGTGGTCGCCCGGATCCGCAAGAACCGCGAGACGGCGACGATAGGCCGCTCGTCCGGCATCCACTGATAAAAGTAGCTGACCGTCGCGCCAGCCTCGGGACTCGACGTGCCGGCCAGCGAGACGGCATCGAAGACCCGCGCCGCGGCGGTGGCGCCCTCGACGGTGGCCGTGTAGCCCGTGGCGTTCACTCCGAGAGTCAGCAGCGACGCCGGCGCATTCGGGTCGAGCGACTGCACGCCGCTGACCACATGCGCCGTCACCGTGGCGGCGACGTCGGTTTGCAGCAGCTCGATCACGCCGTCGGCGCCGGCGGGATCGTCGAGGGAATAGCCCCACGAGATCAGCTGAATCTGCCGAGTCGACGGTGTCGCCAATTGCAGCATGGTCTTGATAGCCGTACCGGTCGTGACCGATTGCTGCGCGGCCGTGGTCGGCATCGGACCATTCCACGTCTTATAGCGGTGCATGGTGGGAGAGCTCCCTAAACGTTGATCTGTAATTTGCCGGTACGGATCAATTCCATAATCAAAGTGGCCACGGCCTGATCAGCGCCGCCGGCCAGCTGCAGCGCTGCCTGCACGGGCCCGCCGCCTCCCGCGCCGGCGCCGGCGGTCGACGCGGCCGTCGCCAGCGGCCGGCTGAATCCGGCCTGCGCGGTGTCCAGGACGCCGCGCACAGCGTTGAGCACGCCGGGCTGACCGCCGGCGATGGACGCTGCGAAGTCGTCGACGAGCGCCTGGCCCGAGTAGGTCACGTAACCGCGGCCGGAAAAGGGGCCCGTCTTAGCGGGGCTGAACGGGAACAGCGCCCGCAAATTAGCCATTCCGTTACGCACCCACGAGACCATTTGATTCCAGCGCGAGACAATTCCCTCGAAAAATCCCGAGACTAGAGAGACTCCGGAGTTATACAACGTGCCGGCGAGGTTGCCGATCGCGCCGGCCGCGCGTCCGCCGATTCCGGCGATCCAGCCGATTACCTCATTAACCTTGCCGGCGACGGCGCCGGATATCGCATTCCACGCGCCAATGGTGCTCGCCTTGACTTGATCCCAGTTGGCGATAATCAGCGCGACGAGACCCACCACGGCTGCGATGGCCCAGCCGATCGGGCCCATCGCGATTACCCATGCCGCGGCGACCTGCGCGGCCCTGATCAGCGATTGCGCGCCGAGCAGGGCCCAGCCGGCGACCATCTGCGCGACGGTCACGGCGAACGACGCGGCCGCCATGGCGCCCTGAGCGACCACGCTCGCTGCCCACACGGCGCCCGACGCGATCATCCGGCCCGACGCAACAACCATCGACGCGGCCGAGCTCGCCGCTTGCGCAGCGATGCCTGCGGCCCAGGAGGCGCCCGACAGCAGCATCGACCCCGTCGACGCGGCGAAGCTGCCGGCGGCAGACAGGACCGTGCCGGTGAACGGGCCGAAGGCGACGGCCGCCATTCCGAGATTGCCGGCGATACCGAGCGCGCTCTGGCCGAATGCGAATACGCCGGCGGCCGCCGTCCCTATCGGGCCATTGGACGCGACGAGGCTCATGCTCCACGATTCCCAGGAGCGCTGCATGGCCGTGATCTTGTTCTGAGCTGTGTCGCCCATGGTGTCGCCTAATCGGCTGTTCGCGCCGGCGACTTCCCCCAGTGCATTGACCGCCGAGCTCGGATCCAGCGCGAACAAAGCCGCGCCGAGGTCCTCCGCTTTGGTCCCAAACAGATCGACCGCCGCGGTTTGCTGTTCGAGCGGATTTTTCATTGCGCGCAGCCGATCGATGACCACATCGAAAGCCTGCTGAGCTACCGGACCACCTTGAGCGAATTTCTTAGCCATCTCATCGGCATTAAGGCCCAGCTTTTTGAATCCGTCGGCAGTGGTCGTGGACCCGTCAACCGCCCGGATCGAGAATTCCTTAATGGCGTCGGCCAGAGTGTCCGTATCACGCGCACCGGCCTGCAAGCCCTGTTGGATCAGCCCCATGGCCTGCGGACCATCGAGGCCCAACTTACGAAATTGCGTCGAGTATTCCGTGACCGTATCGAGGACGTCCTGCGCTTGAGGGCCAAACTTTTGGAAGCTGACCGTGATCAGGTCCATTGCTGCGGTTGCGTCGGGCGCCAGTCCAGTCTTGACCAGCTGGCTAACCGCCCGCATCGATTCTGAAACGTCGAGATTAAAGGCCTGCGCGAGGTTCATTGCGCCGGCGGTAATGCCCTCGATTTGCGTGCTTGAGGCATTCGCCATGAGCGCGCCCGATGTGATCACCGACCGCACGGCGTCGTTAACCTCGCCGAGGTTTTCGCCGTAGGCCTGCGAGTACAGGCTGCCGGCGACCTCGCCGGCCTTCGACGCGAGGGGGTTCGCGTCGCCGAGCTGCGCCTGTAGCTTCTTTTGCGCCGCCTCGGTGTCGATCGTGGCGGCAATGCCGGCCGAGATAGCGCCGCCGGCCGCGGCCGCGCCTGCCGCTGCGGCGACTTTAAGACCGCTGAACTTTGAGCCGATGCCGTCGACCGTCTTGGCGAGTTGGCTCGAATCGCCAAGAAAGCGGACTGTCAGCGGTTTGTCAGCCACGCTTGCCCGCCTTCCTCGACGCCTGCCGACGTGCCTGTCGGTTCATGTCGGCTACCAGTTGGTTGAATTCCCACGCTCGCAATGAGCGGACTTCGGTGAGCGAAATTCCGTAATGCGAGGCAACGGCTACGATTGTTCTAAGCCGTTGCCGCTTGTAGGAGGGACCGGCGCCGTCTTGAAGCTGATTTTTAGCGAACCTGCCTTCTCAAACGGGAACTCGGGATCGGTGCGCCGGCGCATGATAAATGCCAGGATGCGAAGGTCTTTACCCTTCTTTCCCGGAAGGTTCATAAACTTGCCGAACTCGTCTCCGATCAATTCCTCGATCATATCGATCTCGTCGATGGTGTAATAATCGGTATCGATCGTGATCACGTCGGGATCCTCGATACCGGCGGCTTGCCTGATCGCGGCGACGACGCCGGGATCCCGAACCACGGCGGTTGCGGCTTGTGCCGCGTCTTCGTAAATGCCCACTTACTTGAATCCGATCTCTGAGGCCGCGTCGTCGAGCGCGGCAAGTGCTTCTTTCTCTACGTTCGGCCGGCCGGCGTTGACCGCGGGAAAGATGTGCGGTTTCGCTGGCTGATTGACCCAGTTGTTCCGGTTGCCGTAGACCGGGTGCCTTCCCCCGAATTCGAAGATTCGGGCGTGTGGTGCTTTCGACAGCAGGCTTGCGCCTTTTTGGGTGACCGATGGCCTGATGCCCTTTTGCAGGGTGCCGCGCTTTTTGGGTGCCCGCCGGCGCGCGTCCTTGGCGACGTCGTCGACCACCTTGCGTACGCGGGTGCGCCAGGACTTGGCCAGTGCCGGATCGAGCTGCTTGAGCTCTTTGAGGAACTGGCCCAGACCTTGGATCTCCAGCGAGACGCCGGATCCGCCGCTGGCGCGGTCGGCGCCCGCTGGCATTACGGCGCCGTGTCAGTCGTGCGGTACAGCAGCGTGATCGCCGACGCGCTCGTGTTGCCCAGGCACTTGAATTGCATGGGCTGCTCGATGATCTCAGCACCGGATACGTTCGGCGTCTCACCGTCGAAACGAACATTCGCGGTGATCTGCGTGTCGAAATTAAATGTGCCGGAAATCAGGCCGCCACGGAATAGCAGAACGAGCGCGGCCTCGGCGCCATTGACGTACCGGTTGTAGGCCGTCAGGTCGGTAAATTCTGCCGTTACTTCGCCGGTGTATTCGCGCATTGCCGCTTCGAGCGGGTTCTTGCGCAGCTGGCTGCCCAGGAAGTAGCGATCGTCGGCCAGGCCGTTGTCGCCTTCGAGCTTGATGTCCTTGACGTCGAACGCGCTGCCGCCCACGGTCAGCGAGCCCTGCACGAACGTCAGCAGCGACAGCGCCGAGGGATACGACGCGACCGCGAGGCCCGTCGCGGTGTCCTCGTCTTCGCCGAGCAGGCTCAGAGTCAGCGTGACGATCTCGCCGACCGAGGCCTCCAGCGACCAGCTGGCCACGCGGCAGCCGTGGTAGGTGAAGGGCCGCGTCGTACCGTCGACGCCGGTACGGCCTACCTGCGCCGTCAGGCTCGTCGGCAAGTCGCCCGGGGTAAAGGTGTGCTCCCACACGGTCGGGTTGCCGCCGGCGTCGGGCTGCGACGACGAGACGCCGCCGAACATGTGCTTAAATAGCAGCCCGAATGACTTATTGGCCAGTTCGAGCTCGATATCGCCGCCGACGTTTTTTTGACCGGCGCTCCACCGGTCGGAGCGCTGAATTCGCGCCCCTGACCGCAACGCTTGCGATTCGATCCGCCCAATTTCGAGCTTCATCTCCTCGGAGCGGAATTCATAGAATCGCGTGACGGTCACCGGAGTGCCGTAAGTGGACTCCTCAGCGAAGCCCAGTTGCGCCGACAGTCCTGAGGGGATGGCCATTAGCCGCGCTCCTCACTTGTCGCCGACCTGCGGCCCTCGGCCGGCTGCCAGGTGTCCTGATGCAGCAGCCGCTCGCCGAGCTCGTCGGGCACCTCGACGGGCTCGCCGCGGGTGGCGATGATGCCCACCTCGGCGATCTCCACCGCGTCAATCGGGCCCGTGTAGACCACGCGCATTACCGATTTCCTTTCTTAGTGCCGCACCCATGGCGGGGTTCCGGCGAATGGCCAGGGACCGATAAGCAGGTGCGCCGCGACGAACGCCAGGCCCAGCGCTGTCATGTCGACATTTCCGAAAGTGCCCCCAACGGCGTCGATAACGAAAATGACGAGCGCGATTAAGGCAAGCATGGATCACCTCACGAATTAGGGAATGCGCGAGTTTGAGGGGATTAGTCAGACATAAACGAGCGTGGCCTTCGCCGCGTTGCCGGCGATCGTGGCATGAATGCCGCCCGGGCAGCGCCCGTCGGCCAGGTGGTCGAGCTTGACCGTGCGCCGCGTCGCGGCCTTGACGGTGCAGACCGTTCGGCCGGCCGGCCCGCCGGCCCGCACGATCAGCAGTGCCGCAGTCGAGCCAGCCACCAGCGACACGGAGCGCAGCTGCGCGTCGCTGGTGGTCACGCTGCCCGTCTTCGTGACCGTCGCCGTGATGTCGGCTGCCATCGGTGTCTCCTAGCTAGGGAATAGCCGAGCACGGACGACGATGCGGACCTCGAAGCGCGAGCCCCGGTTGGCGTCGCCGCCGTCAGCGACGCCGAACGGCCCGATGCTCTGCTCCCAGCCGCCGACCTGCGCCCACATGATCTCCGGCGTGATCTGCGGGTTCTCGGCGTAGAACTGTTGGACCTCGGCCAGCAGCGCGGCCGCGTCGAGGTCGCACGCCGGCTGGCCCTCGCCTTGGGTCTTGAGGACCTGCACGACGAGGGTGACGACATATTCCTCGTCGACCTTCTTCGTGCCGGCCCGCATCACCGGTATCGAGTTGTCCGACTCGGCGCCGGCGAACCACATCGACCGCACCGGATTCGAGCCATACGGGAACTCATAAAGCACGCACACGTCGGCCAGCCCCGGGCGAGCCGCAAGCCCGGCGACGCTGGCCTGCTTGAAAGCGACGAGGCTCGTCA